GTTCTATGTCAAGAAAAGGATGCTCACCTGATAACTCGGCCTGCGAAGGTTTTTTTGGCAGATTAAAAAATGAAATGTTCTATGGAAAATCGTGGATTGGCGTTCCCATAGAACACTTCGTTCAGTATCTAAATAGTTACATTAAGTGGTATAATGAAAAACGAATAAAGATTTCACTTGGTGGCCTGAGTCCAGTGGAATATAGACATAATCTTGGATTAGCAATATAAGTCCAACATTATGTCCGCACCCCCGTCTCAATGAAATAATTTTTGCCTTTGTGATAATGTTCTATAAATTGGCCTTTACAACATTATCAGACCCGGAACTGATCACAGAGTTCTCAGAAAATGACTTTGTTAGTTATTTCTACAGGTTATACACAAATGTCTTTACTACAAGAAAAGATTTAAGTATAATGTACCTCAATACATTACAGCGACTAAAGCCCTCTTAGCAATCCCTGAAGTAATAACTAATTTTCAATTATTCATAATATGTTGATTTGTTATTTTCTAGAATAGTAAAATTGCTATATCTTTGTGTCAACCTGCCTTATTAGAAACCTATCAATTTTTTTTCCAATAGCCCGTCTTTCGTATCCCAGTTTGTTTGCTATTTCATTTTCCGAAATCCTATCAACATATTTTAAAGCCAAGATATGCTTTATCTCCACTTCTTCAGAAGGAAGCTTTTCAAGAAAGCATTCTATTTCCAGTTTCATGTCTTCAAAAAGCTGCTCATTTCCTTTTAAATCAATCAGGAGCTGCCGTACCATCTTTTCTCTTTCTTCATTTGATTTCACGTTTGCCCCGGATACCACGAAATGACACTCCGTATAGGGAAACTGTTTCAATGACCCTTTCGTGATCCCATATTCAGTCCGCAAAGGATTATCCTCATAGTATTTCATTCTGCGCCTAAGACGCTTAATTTCGGATTCCAGATATGTATAAGTAGCCAAATATTCCCTCGTTAATTTCATAATCAAATCCTCCAACCTATAAATTTATTTCATTCCCCTACTTGTTCGCCCGTCATATATCAAACCTGTTCTTTTGTAGCTGGTACGCTTAGTTATGCTTCTGCAGCGTTCACCGCAATATATCTGCTTACCACTGTTACGCAAAAAACTTGACCCACAAACAACGCATTTCCCATATCCAAACTGCTTCGGATTATATGATTTTGAATTTGCACCTCTGCCCAAGCATGGTGTGGACAGTGCTTTCTCTAATGACCAGCCAAACTTATGAACTCTATCATGGACCGTTGCAGGATTCATACCATGTGCCTTACACATGCTTAGAAATGAGTTTTCTTGTTGTGAGGGTGTTGTAAAGGCCTTTTCTATATCCCAACCTCGGGTAATTATTCTATCATGCATAGTATCATATTCTAGGCATAACTCTTCACACCATTCAATTAAAGCTTTCTCTTTCCCCCGATATTTCACCTTTATCGTTTCTCTCTTATTTCTTGCCTGTTGCTTCAAAGTAATCCACTCACAATTTTCAGGGTCATAATTTCCATCTACGTTTATTCTTTCAATTGTGAGACCCGCTGCATAACCGTTTTCCTTTGCCCAAACAGCAAAATTATCAAAGCTTAAAAGCCAATCATGACAAATTGTAATCCCTCTTCCACCATAATCCTTATATCTATCACAGTTGGGGGTGAGGCATCTCTTTTTCATTCCATGATATATGTTCCAAAGTCTTCGGTTTTCTCTTATCGGATTCTTCAAATATCGTGACATTTTATTCCCTCCTAAAATGGTCGTTTCATAGGCTTCACTTCTGCAGTAAAACCACCTTCTAAGAATCTTTCCAGCTGACTCAAGCTGTCCGGGCTGTCATCATGCTCATTCTTGCCAATTTGAACGAATAACGTAAGCTCTTCCATTGCATCATCGTATTCCCTTGTACGCATATATCTCTTTATATCTGTTGGATCATTCTGTGCATGTCTTTTTATCAAGGAGTTTGGTGCAAGGAAAATAAACCGTCTCTTAATATCGCCAGAATACTGAATAATTTTTGCCAGCTTTGCCATAGTTGCTGGGGCTTTAGTTGATGTTATAGAACATTTATATCCTTGACGAATTAAATCATCATTCACATATTTGGCGTACATCTCACCACCGTTGTTTGCTTCAAAATTTATCTGCTGAATTTTATTTCCTACGATTTTTCCTTCGACAATTGGTATGGTAATCTCTTTTACCCCTTTGTTAAATACCCAGTCTACAATATAGACATCACCGTTCTCATATTCAAATCCAATAGGCATAGAGAAACTATCTCCGCCGCCCCAGGCCACATCACCCGCCGTCACAACACGAATAAATCCACTCTCCGGTAATATTCCATAAAAGAATCGAAGTTCATCTTCTGGGAACAACAATCCTTCACGAATAAATGGCCGTTGTTGGTATTTTGCTTCCCATTCGTTTTTGTCTAACCTATCCTTCATGTCACGATAATATTTTGTTGAAAATCCTTTTATTTCGTACTGAAAGTTTGATTCATCATCTTCGTTTAATGCTGGTATTTTTCTAAACCTATATCGTGGGTTATGAGAATTTTCTTTTTCGATTCTTCCCAAACAATCTAAAATGGACCACCTAGTACCCACCATTAGTTCCCTGGCCCCATCGTTTTTACGGTCAACCATCTTGTTTAGGTATTCCTGATAGGTATTTTCCATACGGATTGGGTTTAAAGAATGCTCGCGGTCACGAATAAGGTCATCTACATAAAGGTAACCATCTGCAGATATATCAACAGCTCCCGTCCAGGTGCCATCAATACCACGACATGTTAGACTGGCAAAGCGATCAGGCTCGTCCAGGTTGATTTCAAAATCCTCTGCACTTGTCTTTTGTAACTTAGAATCTGGGAATATCTCCGCAAAGGTATATTCCTTTGTGTTTATAAGGTTTATTGCTTCTCCATAGAAGCCTTTTGCCAGTTTTCCGGAGTGACCGCCCATGGCATTATGGCTGTTAGGGCGCTTCCCGATTATCCATGCCATGAAGAAAATGCAAATCGTACTCTTACCAACACGGCTTGGCATAGACAGTCCATAGAAGTCAAGTTTGTTATTTTCCAGATCCTGAAGATCATCGGCAACAATTTTTAATGTGTTACGCCGTGGAAGATAAAAACGCTTATCTGGCTTCCGGTCCTTCTCCATGTAAATCAAAAACGATTCAAACAGGAATGGAGCTTCAAAGAGCAAAGTTTTCCAGTACAAATCATCCCATCTGGTATCCATTGTCTGGACAAACCTTGTGACAGCCCATTTCTTGATAAACCCGGAATAGGTCATGATGAAATCCCGGTCCTCAACAGGTAATTCCGGATTATCTTGCATTGTATATTGGAGTTCTGATAACAGAATGTTCAGAATGTCGTAAGAAGGCGGCGATTCAATCTGCCGCTTTAATTTTTTTATTATTTCCCGATGTTCATGGAAATCCATAGAAAAAGAGCCTCCTTCCGCTAAAATTACAACGGCTCTCGGCTCTTTGGCTCTCGGCTCTGGTTATTCACTTGCTTTAAAATTATATACTGGCTTTATGATTTTTTCAATATCAACGGTCTGCTCTATGTTCTGGATTATTTCTTCCATTGGCTTATAAACCATAGGAGATTCATCAATAGTTGAGCTGTTTACAGAAGTTGTAAAGATGCCAGCCATAGAGGTTTCAAACTCTTCCAGTGAGACATTTTCTTTCGCCTTGGACCGGCTCATTATCCGGCCAGCTCCATGAGGGGCGGAGCTGTTCCAGTCGTCATTCCCTTTTCCTCTCCCAATAATGCAACCATCACGCATATTGATTGGTATTAACAGCAACTCTTCCATTCTGGCTGAGATCGCACCCTTTCGCACAATGTTCGTATCATGGTCGATATAGTTATGAATCGTTTGAAATGACTTTTCCCTAGAATATTCCCATCCCATCTTCTGACAAATGATAGAAGCAATCCATTCACGATTAGTTCCAGCAAAACTCTGACATATTTTCATGTCATGTAAGTAACGTTCCCTATTTTCTCCTGTCAAATAGCAAAGTTCTTTTGGAATGTTCAGTTTATCAGGCTGAAATTTACGCTTCAATTCTCGAATACCAGGTTGAATTTCCTTTGCCCGGCCAGTAGTCTTATATTCCTGAATTAAATCCTGAATAGCTTGTTCCAGTTTACCGGCCCCTTGCATACTGTCTATGGCGACTTGCTGATATATTTCTGCTACCTGCTTGCCCAAATTACGGCTCCCGGTATGAATAATCAAATATTTGTTTCCATCAGAATCCTCATCGACTTCTATGAAGTGATTTCCTCCGCCCAGTGTTCCCATGCTGCAGCGTAGCCAACTGATATTATTAAGTTCGGATCTGCAATACAGTTCTTCAATATTCTTGAACGGAATTTCTTCTTTCCGAACATTACGACCAGAAGGAATATTTCCCCTTATCACCGAATCCAATTTTTCATAGTCAATATTGATATTACCCAGGCCTACAGTCAGCATTCCACAGCCAATATCCACACCCACGATGTTTGGAATCACCTTATCCCCCAAGTCTGCAGTAAAGCCAATTACACAGCCTTTTCCTGCATGGACATCAGGCATTATCCTCACTTTGCATTCAGCAAATGCCGGCTGTTTAATCAGCATATAAATCTGATTCAATGCCTCAGGCTCTATATTTTCAGTAAAGATTTTTAAGTCACTCATTTTTGCCCCTCCGTATTTACAATAAAAATCCTTTTACATTTACTATTTCGGCATTGATAATGGAAATCCTTAATTACAGCCTCCTGATTTAAAGGAAAGTGTTTCTTATCACACCAAGGGCAGTATACCCATTTCTGGCCCTGGGCATTTGTTCTTATATCTGCCTGCCCGTTAAATCCATCTTCGGGAGGATTCATGACACGGCTGAATGCGTCATGCTCTATCGATTCAATTACTTTACTAATGCTCATGCTTCACCTCATTTTCGCAATAAAAAACCAACCACCATTGATGGTTGGCAAATACAAATCATAATATATTTTAATTCCTCACTTTAATTATCAAAACAATTTTCTTTAACAGTTTTATAGTATTCTACAACTGTTGAAACCCACTTATGAAAAGTCAACATAGCCACAAGACTATCACCATGCGTAAATACAGTAAAATAGTCCGCAGTTATTTGAACTAAGGAAATAGCTGAATGTATCGCCGATATTCCCATTTCCATATCTGTACGTCCTACAGGTAAGGTTATAGAGGTATCAGCACCTAGTCTATACATCGTGCCTTGGGGCGAAGCATGAACTAATTGATTCACAAAATCATACTCTTTTTTCCACTCTTTAGTTGCAAGCTCACAATTTGATTGTATTAAAGAAAAAGTTATATATGGCTTTTTATAATTCTTAAGACACTTAGCAGTTCTAGCCCACTCATATCTATCATTCGTATCTGCTGATTCCACGAAAGCCTTTGCAACTAATTCACCATTTTCGCTAATAAATGAAGAAATCACGCTTAATTCATATAAAGAGCGCCATCTCGCATATGCACCATCTGCAAAACCATTCTTAATTAAACAAATAATTTCTAGATAAACTTGCAATGCTCTTCCGTGTATATTTCTCAAAGCATGATATAAAAAGCTTACTTCTTCACCATGAATCTCATTTACATAAGCCGAATATGTTTCAGCAGATTCCAGTACGCAAATGTATAGGGCATCCGAGGCAACAAAGGCTTTTCCCCATTTTTGATTTTGCCTAGCTAAAAATTCATCTACATAGGCTCTTTCTACTTGGACTTTCTCATACATTATTTGTTCAATTGTTTTAACAGAACTAGACGCAATCATTTCTATAGTCTCTTTATAAACCTTTTTAATGTTTTCCGGATTCATCAATTTTTTTAATTCTTCTTCTGTCAAACCTTCAACTGCCTTTTCTTGTAATAAATCCAGATAAATCTTTTTAACCATATCGCCTGTATAATCACCTGTCATATAACACCTCCCAATAGGGGTATTATAACACCCCAACCATCAATATTCAATTTCCAATGTGCATAATGTACCTTCTGGGATTCGAACCCAGAATCGCCCAATTATGAGCCGGGTGCGCTGACCGCTGCGCTAAAGGTACAGTGTAGTTTTCCCTTGTTCCGTACAAGGTCGGAGCTTCACTACCGCCGGTCGTAAACGCCTGTTTCACTACCGTTTATCACAGAGTCGTTTATTTCAATCCACAAGGTCCTCTCAGTCCTTGACATTTTACTCTGGCAGTCTTTTCAGCAACTTACTGCCATTATTGCGTTGCTATTGGCCTACAGAAGAATATTTTTTATTACTAGGCGCTTAATGTTGTTTGGTATACAAAATATCATACATTATTTACAGTTACACGTCTTCCGCTTTTGGCACCATCTATACTGGGTGCCTCGACCTGTCTGCTTCATAGGATAGCGTATACCCCTGTGAAGTCTTACGTGGCCGCTCCTTTATGAATCGCACCCATTCTGTGATGAAGAACAGGACAATTCCGAAATATGTAAAAATCATGAGAACCTCTCTCTCCAATTACTAAAACCTTCTAATACTTCATCTTTCATTACCTCCACATTGGCACCAAAGCCAGAATATACATAACCGTCATAATTCCAAATCCGGTCATAACAGCTTTCTCCCTTTGCCAAGTCATACCTCTGGAAAACCAAAGAATGAAAATCACCATGAATATATTCCAGACTGATACAAACCATTTTAATACTTCCAAATCCCTCACCCCTAACATCTTCCAAATCAAACACTATACCCCTGCAATACGGCTCTACGCCCTCATAAATCATAGTAGAATCAATGTGTACATATGCTCGCGAGACAATTCCGCGCATCTATTTATCATCTACCTTTATCGAGAATCCTCAAGTTTCCAATTGTCTAATTTCTATTTTTGACCTCATATATTCCATTCTCCTTTTGCTAGCTATTTTGCACCAAAAATATTGATTAGTTGTTCTCGTAGTGCTATAATTTTATTGATTGGAGGCTGCAATAATGATCTATGATGCTGATGTTATTAATAATTTACTGTTGCCCTTAACTTCATCTGTTTTAATGCACCTTTTTAGTTGCTATTTTAAAAAAAATTTCTTTACTGTATATGGCGAGATATTAGTAACCCTATAAAGTTAATTATTACTTAGCAAAACTAATTTATATATATCATTTTGTTGTTTGTGTTATAATTAAACAAAAAGGGGAAGCTATTTTATGTCTCAATCAGATGTAATACAATTAGGTGGTATTTTTGTTGCTTTAGCTGTAGGAGTTGTATCAATAATTATTTCTGTGATTTCTTTACGACAAAATTCTAAAATGTTAGAAGAATCCACTAGGCCAATTATATCTATCTATGGATCTATGACGAATTTCGGTTCACAACAGTTTTATTTTGTGATTAAGAATTTTGGTCAAACGCCTACTACAATAACTAAATTTACATCTAGTTATGATTTTTCAATTAATCATGCATATGCAGGAAACACCAATCGTGACTGGTTAAGCACATTGAGGGGTGCCATTCTTGCACCAGGTCAATCAAAGATTTGTGCTCTCGATTATAATACTATTAACCAACCCGTTACATTTACAGTAGAATACAAGTCCTCTACCAAAACTTATAATGATGAAATCACTGTAGATTTAAAAGCTGGTGCTGCAATGTTAGTCGCAAAAAGTGATGCAAAAAGCGAAAAAGAAGAATTAAGAAATATATCATATACTCTACAGGAATTAATCCAAAAGAATTTATAAGTTTTGTCTCGCGATCTCTTAATGATCGCGATTTTTTTATATTCTGTTATTACTCAGCCTTTATGTATTCAAATTAATACTACTAGTCAGCTACAATCCATAAGAAACTAATTCCCGGTTTCTTTCCAAAATAAGGATCTGATATAGCACTAACCCATATCCAATACTAAACACGTACCAGTACGCCAATTCTCTTGATGTGTCAGCCACATAAAGTTACAACTCATATTTATCGTTATCTACTGCCATGTACAACTTCTGCTTCATAGCAACCAACGCTTTTTTATATTTTTTGAGAAAAATCGAACCCCATCTTCTGGAACGTTGTCCTTTTTATATTTTAAAATTTTTCAAAAACCATCAATCAGGCATATAATTTAGAATTAGCTTACGCAGATATTCCGACATTGAGATCTTTTCTCTATCCGCTCTTCCTTCAATCCATGAACGCATATCTTCATTTATACGGAGTTTAATTGTTGATTCTTTCTTGTCCATTGTTGGTCTACCATGTCTCATAATTTCTCACTCCTAATCAGAAATTCTAACTTCAAACATCATCATTGCGTTGTACAATTGTTCCGGAACTATATTCCTGTATTTGAGTGCTATCTCTTTGATATAAGATTCCTTTACTTGCTTATATTTTTCAAAGGCGCTTATTAGATCGCTATGTTTATTTTTAATATTTTTACCATACACGCTACAGCTCGAAATGTACTTCCCTTTTCTATCCCTTTGTACACCGATTGGTAAATCTCCTCTCCTATTTGCACTACGTATAAATATTGAATTTATAGTTTGAGGAACAAATATACAATACTCTGGACAATAAATCTTATTACCATGTTTGAGTATGTCTTTATCAAGATTCATTACTTCACCATCAATCTCATAATAATTTCTGTTAAACCATTTTTCGAACACATCAAAGTCGAACCACTCATCACAGACGAAAATCCCTTGATCTCGGTAATTCTTATACTTTTCCTCATTGGAATAACACCTCTTTAGCATATTCCTCCAAGCTAAAAAGCATTTATCTGTAGGGTTGCTATAATGCCCCACCTGAGTTGAACTATATCCTACACCGTAAACCATGAAGAAGACCTCCTTATGTGGTACAAAAGTAATTATTTTTCATTACTCAGGTAGCTAACTGGTCCCTGAACTACCGACCACCAGACCCCATCCCGGGTATCTTTTCTATTAGTATTTTCAAGTTCGTAAAACAGTTCAAAAACGAACTATCACGTATTTACAATGGCTTTGTCGTGTGGTATGATGGTGTTAATAGATTATACGAACTTTTCAGAAGTATTTTACGAACTTTCAAGGAGGAGTACAGAATGAATAAAAAAACCGTGACACTAACCCGTGAAACATATCAGCTTATCATTAACACTATCCGATCTGGATTCATGGCCAAGGACGGGACAGTCTGTAAGCCGAACAACCGAATTGCTACCGCCTTGGTACTGGAAGCCAACCTAGGCTTACGTATTGGCGATGTGATGCAACTCCATGCCTGTGACATTATCAAAGATGGCGAACGTTATCGCCTTAACATCACAGAGGGGAAAACCAAAAAGGAAAGAAACTTTACTGTGCCGGTCGAACTGTATAATTACATCTTGCAATATGCGCTTGATAATAACATATCCAGTCGTGCGAAACTGTTTGATATCAGCGAAAGAGCAATTCAAAAGCATTTAAAACTGGTTTGTGAAGCTCTAGGTCTTGAAAACATCGGCTCCCACAGTTTCCGCAAATTTTATGCGACTAACCTTTACAATGACAATGGATACAATATTGAGCTCGTTCGGCAACTCCTGCAACACTCAAGCGCTGCTGTTACTCAACGATACATTGGCATTCAGCCGAAGCAAATTGAAGAAGCTATTCAAAAAAATCTATTCTTGATATAATCACTGCCCTGGCAATCGCCGGGGCTTTTCTTATGCCCTTAATCCGGCAACTCTTCAGCTAATCCCGGCAGCAGGTCCGCCGCCTTAACCCGTTCTTCTATCTCTGCCCGACTATATTCCGGTTGTCCTGCCTTGTCATCATAGGCTATGATCTGAACATTGTCCCGGTAACCGTAATTTGCTTTAAGGGCAAACATACACCCAATGTTGCCGGTTTGGATCACTTCATCGTACAGACTTGACTCGCATTCTGACTTCCATTTTTGCACCGTGACGGAATGGCCAGAAGTGACTCGGCTCTCAAATTCCCCTTTTAACCAGCTATTAAGTGTATCTCTGTTAATGCTTATCATCATACAGAATCTAAGTAACGTAGGTTTAATTCTACAGGTACAACAGATGATAGTATAAATATCCCAAAGTATATCTAATTCTTTTATATTATTAATATCAGCTTTATACTTACGACCAATATCTTTTAATAACTCAGATAATCCCTGAGAAGAACATAGATTAATATTACTATGTCTTTTAATAAACTCATTAGAGATATCCATAATGGTAGCTGTAATATTATTAATATAATCTCTATCGTCTGTATCTTTATCATCTGTATTGAGCTCTATATTAAAGCTATTAACTGTGTAATCATCTGATTTAGACATTGTATTTATATCTCCTTTCTGGCTCTTATACAGGTGTATATAAAAGCTTTATATATTTATTATCTGGGTAGATACCACAGATTTATTAATCTTTAATTACCTGATCTGATAATGCCAGGGTTATCCGGTCAACAGGATCAGGAATGATTTGATTCAGCAGTTTAAGACATTCATTCCGTTGCTCCGTATTCGTACATTTCCCTGTGTCATTAAACCTGCAGCTTTCCCGGCTACACTTATCACTTATTCCCTGCATGATATCAACTCCTTGATTTTAGATTCATTCTGGTTCTGTTCTATCTGTGCTATGACCAATAGATTTAAAACTCATTCTGACGTTCAAATTCGCCCCATACGCTCCTCCAAATGTCTTCCATGGAGATTTTCTCATCTACCAAATTAAAATCGATTTACGGGTAAATAAAAAGTCCCTGCGCTATACGGAGTGAATACCGTACAACACAAGGACTGGAAGTCATTGGTTCTTTCCCGCCTATTACGGGGACATTGTATATGGTCAAGACCAACCAGGCTAGCATATACACGCTTTAATATTTAATTATTTACACTCTAGCAGATATTTAATTATCTGTCAATATCTGGATATTATTTTTATCTTATCCCCTATATAGTATTATACTTACCTCAGGGGATACAGAAAGCCTAAGAGTATATTATTAATAACACAATATGTCTATATATATTTTATAATATATAGGGCTAAAAAATGCATATTTTTGAATACAAAAAGCAGGCTTCAAAGCTTTATCTGCTCTTCTGCCTGCCTGATAAAATCACCATGTTAAATTCTCAATGTCCGGAAGATATACCCTTGAGTATTTCTTGTAGAGCCCCCTCGGCTTTTTCAGATTAGCATAAAATAAATCTCAAATCAACCCTTGACATGAAATTTCCTTTGTGCTATTTGTATTATAACAGTCACCGGCATGGCTGCCCCCAAACGGTATGCCGGAGAGGTTCAGCCTTGCAGATGTTGCAGGGCTTTTCTTTTGCTTTAATTCACAAGGGTTTACTTGTTCTCGACAATTATTTTAACTTTCGTTATTCGAGTAAAAAGCCACATTTATTAATCATCTTGTAAATTTATACACTAATGCCACGGTCATAACAAATGCCGGAATCATTAAAGCAAAACCAAAAACTCTAAATGTTAACGCACACAAAAATATTGATGTAACTAGCAACAACAAGTAAAAGGTTAACAACCCTGAATCAAGCTCTTTTGCTTCTTTAACTTCACATACTTGTTCTGCTGACTTTACTTTTTGCATCACTTCATCTAATATTTTATGAGTAAATTCTGAATATTCTTCGTTGCTCATAAGCAAATTTCCTTGTTCGGATATAATTTTATTCCTCAGGAGTAACGACAAAATTTTACGTGATTCTTCTCTAGATATTTTGTTGAACAAAAATTTTTCTACAGTATCTATTTTGATTTTTTCTACTTTATTCTCAAAAGCAATATCCATAAGCTGCCTTATGTAAGGATTTATGTCACCGTCAACAATTATCCCCTCTCTAAATGGCTTATAGGGTCCATACCTCTGCTCATATAAGAAGCCCAGTTCATCATATTCTCTTTTGCTCATTTCATTGAAATTAATCAACCTTATCCCCCCAGTATGAATCAAAATGCTTAATAATAGATATCTAATGGTAATATATATTTTTTTCTTTATTAATGTCAATAGAATTTCCATCAATTTTATATCTATTATACTAAAAAGAGCCAGCAACTGCCGGCTCCTAAATTACTTTTGTTCTATTCCATATCAATAAATCTTATCATTTAGCAATCAATCTTATGGTTCCAATATACACAGGTACGTCTTTCGTCAACCTAAACCTGCTGGAATGGTCCAGAAACTGTTCCCAGATCCGATAACTGTGCTGTGCTATGCTACCAATATCCTCCTTTACGTCATACAACAATCCTTTTCCGTTATCAATAATCGCTTTAGGTCATTTCCACGATAAATAAGTCAATAATCCCATTACGTTCACCATACAGAGCATATATATTACTTGGCTCATGTTCCATTAGTTTTAAGAATATTTTAATTGTTATCCCATAGAACCTTACTATTTCTGGCACTTATCAACTAGGCTACGCTACCCTATTAATGCAACTGAATATGCGCAGCAGATGTTACAAGCTCCAGAAGGGGGCCTTGGCATAAAGAGCGTAGGAAACAAGCCGTCGATAAAAGCAACTAGTATATACCAAAACATATTAAAAACTAAAATATTGACTCTTTGTTAATACTCAACAAGTTTTGAATAATCTTTGCCACTTTTTTACAGCCTAATATTTCGCTTAATATTTGTTCAAAGTCATCTTCAGCTTCAATATCTAATTCTGTATATTCCAAACCAGCACTGTCTGCAATGGATTTATCAATGGTCAGCCCTACTGGATATAGCGTAATTGAAAAATAAATAAAACATATTCTATATTTATATTTAGGTGTTTTTTTAGATGTAATATAAAATTCGTATACAAATTCATCATTCTCACCTTTTTCTCCGAGGGAATCTTGAGGATCTATCACTTTTTCATCTAAAAAGTGAAAACCTTTGAGTTCAGGTACAATTGTATGTGATCTAAAATCCTCCTCTTTATATTCACTTATTCTCGCTAATACTTTATTGTTCGTTATCTCAGCCAATTTCTCACACTGAATTTGGATTAGTTCATTTGCTGGCTTAATATCTTGTATTTCGCAGTCTATGTTCCACATACTATCCATTATATTTCCTCCTTGATTTTAAAAAAAATGGGTAAATGATCACTGTACAATTTTTTATTTGGAGATCCACTCTTATCTAATAATGAGTAATCTTTAACACTCGTAATTATTTGTAAAGAATCATCTTCCAAATATTTAATCATATCGGCACTAAATAAAGATTGATCAAACAAGTTCCAATATAAATTAATTGCTCCTCCTGCATCATATTTTATTGTTCCGTTAGGCTCACTTTTATCTCCAAGAAAATTCCACATGGGATTATAAAACATATGCCATGTTCCAGATAATGCTATCCGGCTCTTTTTGTTTTCAACGATACTTGCATTAGGTATTGCATGAAACATATTGGCCTTTGTCATAATATTTTCATAAGGATTAGCGTTAAAATCCCCTACAATAATTATTTTATTATGTCCAACCTCTTTTTCAGACTCCTCAATCAACTTCTTAAATTGAAAACCAACAAGCTCTTGATCATTATCATCCGCACGTATTTTACTCGGCAGATGAACTCCTGAAAGTAAACATTCCCATTCTAAAAAGCTTATATTATAAATAAAAAAATAGGGATTGTCTCTTATAATCTCAACATTAAATCTAGTATCATAAATTAATTTATTCCTTGTTTCTTGAATAGTAAGACCAATTTTAAAGTCTCTCCCATGAAGAGATAATTTATTGCATAGATCATCAAGATTATTTTGATATTCGGCCAAAATGATAAAATCACAATTATTTTCAGTGATTAAATCAATTATGCAATTATCAATATGATCCAATTTAACCTTACCCTCGTCTTTGCATTTGTTTATCCCGGCATTCCAAAATAATATGTTTGCCATTGTCCATTCCTCTTTAGTTTAATTTAAAATATTATATCATATGTCTTATGTGGTTTCTACTAAAATACTTTATAAAACTACATATACAGAAATTTATATCAAAAGTTTTTAATTAGGAGTTCTTTGTATCTCCTGCTCTCAGCCTTATTCGCTAAGTTATCCATTCTATCGACTTCAATAATAGTATATCCCTCATACAAATCCCGTATCTGCTGGCAATCATTATAGGACAAGATAAACTTTCCCTTTATACTACCCAAGCAATTTTTCAATCTTTCATGATCCTCTGGATTGAACCTGTCTGGATAATACTTCTCTGCATCGTAATATGGAGGGTCCAGATAGAATAAAGTGTCTGGTCTGTCGTATGTTTTTATCAGCCGTTCAAAGTCCTGGTTCTCTATCACCACTTTATTGAGCCGGTCCGAAACGTCTTTCAGATAATCAACTGCCTTATGTATGTCCCTGGAACTTACTCCAAACGATCTGCAGTCTGTCCCAAAACTCTCCCTGATCAGGCAGAAGAACCGGGCAGCCCGCTGGATATCTGTCATTCCTCTGGTGTTTCTGTTTAACTCATCAAAAAACTGTTCCCGGGACATAAGAAGCCATTCTAATTCATTCTGCAGCGACTCTGGGTGATATTTTACCACTCGGTATAGATTAATCAATTCTCCGTTCACATCATTAAATACTTCCAAAGAAGCATGTTTGTCTTTAGAGAATAATACCCAACCAGCTCCACCAAACACCTCAATATACCTGTTATAGGAATCCTGATCCGGGAACTGCTCAAGTATCTGCTTTCGTAATATCTTTTTTCCACCAATCCAACTTATAAAACTGTTCATACAATAAGCCTCCTTTATAACTTGGAGCATATCACAATAGATGGCTGTAATTCTATGTAATATTATTATTTACTCTTGGCATTATACGTTGTATACTTTTTATAAAGTGGTAAAATTGCAAAATAGAAAGGGTGTGAGTGTGCAATGAATTATAATAATATATATAATTTCAAAAATCCTATAAAACATTTTATTTATATTGATAATTTAATATTTACTACAAATATGTCCACACTTGATATTGATCACACATGCTGGACAACCCCAATCAAATTTCGTATACAAAAATCCGGGGATATATTTAGAACTCTTAAATTACCTAACATAATTGCATTAGTTTGTGGTTATGAACATTTCAAATTATTTCCTAACTTTGATAATCCTCAAGAACTGGATCCAAATCATAAAAGGCTCTCAGTTAAGTTAAATACTGGAGATTTTGAAATTGGAGCATATGATGAACAGTTAGAAACGGATTTTAACAATCTGTGTATATATGATAATTTAATTAAATTAGATATAAAAGAATTTTATGGAAGATTATATACACATTATCTTGACTTCCAATCACTAAGTGATCGATACATAACAAATCTAAATTTTGGTGCAACAAATGGATTAATCATGGGTAATTATTTATCACTCTACTTTGCAGAACAACATTTAGCAAAAATAAGTTCCAGAATCGAATCTGAAATTATTTCAAATAATTTATCATGTGAATTCTTTTATTTTTCAGATGACTTCTATTTCTTTTGTAACAAACATGACAATGATAAAATAATTGAAATTTTTGATAATATACTTGAAGAATTTGATTTAGATCGTAATGAAAATAAAATTGAAATATGGGATTACGAATCTTATAATTCAAATAATCTAATTACAAGGTTTTGGAAAAAAATAAATTATCACTGCAATACACATTATAGTTCAGATAGCGATTTTAATAAATTGGTTTTCATTAATCAACTTGTTTATCGTTCTTCTAAACTTGGAGATGAAAGACAAAAGAAAATTTTTATAAATAATTTTTTTAAAGGTCGATATTTCAGGACATTAGACATGAATAAATTTATTATGAAAGAGTATGATTATCATCAACTTTGTTATATATTTAGAACATCTCCTGAATCCCTATTATATTGTATAGACAAATTCGTAGACATGAGTAATTTTGATAAATTAAAAGTCAAGAAATTTTTTAGTATTCGCTATAGCGAATCTTTAAAAAAACCTTTTAACGATGTACAACTTTATCTTTACTATTCTATTAAAGTTTTGAATTTCAGTGATATCATAGAAAATAATAGAGAACAAGTCCTAAATTCGTGTAATCAAATACTTATTTCCTATTATTTACAAGACAATATATTTACTCCGCAAGATATCAATATATTAAAAGATTTTACTGATGAATGTTATTGGTTCCAAAATTATCATTTGATATTATATTCTCCAGATTTATTAGCAGATATTGATAGCAGTATCGATAACTACCTTTTGCCCAAGAAATGTTTATCATATCCCGGAGAGTCTCTCACAAATATTAACAGAAGAACTACGTATTCAACATTTTATAAAGATAATTTATGTGCACACAATGCTCTTATACAACAAATAGAAGATGTAAAAATGACTATTCATGAATACTTAGATTTACGCTTTGCTGAGGAATTAGAGCTTTATTAATCTTAAATTAATATCAAGCCGTATCTATCTATACGGCTTGATATATTTCAAATTTTAAATAATATTCATAGCTTTATTATGTATATTATACACCTGTCTGACACTGTATCCCATTTTATCAGCTATGTCTTCCCATCGATATCCTCTTATGTACCGGTATTTCAACAGGCGCTTTTCCTGTTCATCATCCAAGATCTCAATCTTTTCATACAGATTTGTACAGATTTTGACTTTCTGATACCGGTAATATACAACTTTCTGCTTCAGTTCATTCAAGTTAATCATATATCTCTTATCGTAACCATGGGAAGCCATCTCTTTCTGTACCAACTGAATTTCTTCATCCGCCTCAGTAATGGCAGCATTGAGTGCAACCAGATTTTTCAATTGATCTCTTGTCTTTTTTTCCATCATGCAGAACACCTCTCTCTCACACTTCTTAAAGTACTCGGTGTTGATTGGGCATAATAGATAGCTGTTACTGAAGGACTGGCATGCCTCAAAATTTCCTGAATGGTGCCAATATCAACTCCTTTATTTTTAAGGTTCATTCCCAAAGTTTTACGCAATTTATGAGGATAAACCCGGCATTTTAATTTTGCTCGATTACCAATGGTTCTTAAAACGCTCCGGACCCCCGAAGTTGACATTTTATCATGAGGAGCTTTGCATTGAGGAAACATAAACGGGCTGTCATCGTTCCTTGAATCCAAATACTTCCGGTAATAATAACGAGCATCATCATCTAAGAATATAGGTTCATACCTATCATTCTTTTCTCCTTGAATTATAATATCCCCGGTGCTCCAATCTATCTGGTCCAAGGTAATTTCCACCAGTTCCCCCACTCTAGCACCAGTGCTTCGCAATACTTCAATTAATGCCCGTTCTCGGAGATTTTTGCATGCGTCCCTCATCTTTGCCATTTCTTCTGGTTTGAAATAATCAATAGGCTTCCTAATCGCTTTCAGCGGATCCGTAGCTTCTACTGGATTGTCGCTAATTAATTTTTCCTTTCGCAGCCACGTAAAGAACGCTGACAGAAAGCGTCTTTCATTATTCACAGTGACAGCCTGATTCTTCTTGCCTTTAGTATTAATATTTCGCTTCTCATACCATGACAGATAATAACTGATATCCGATTCCTCTATCTTGTCCAATGGCTTATCAATGAGAGTGATCAATCGCTTAACAGCATTAAGATAATCTTTTTTTGTGTTGCCCTTAATTTTCTTCTTTACGATAAAAAGTTGAATAATATATTTATTTTTCGTATCTGTGTCATTCTGATACTCTGCAGGGAGGGTTGTTATTTCTTCCATATTGACATTGACAAATTCCTTTATAATTGTCTGATGAAGAATCTCTAAAACGTCCTTAGCCACATGCTCTGCCATGGCAACAATTATATCATTAATTATCTGAGCCTTAACAGTTTGTCCATTCATAATATGTAATCTCCTTTTCTTTAAATTTCAGTTGCTTAAGGAGATAATTTATTTTATAATATCCTTAAGCGTGAAGCGGTAGAAGAACTTTGGTCGGGGACTCTGCCGCTTATTTATTGTTTTAAAACCGAATGTATGTTCTTTTGTATCTATTTTTTTACCGGGGTCTATGCCCCGGCTTTTATATATGTTTTAGTATCCTGACTAATATCAACTTTTCTGCCTTATCCTCCTATCAGCATGTGGAATACATAGAAGCATGGTTTTCAGAAATTAACTGCATAAAACAAGAATACCAGTGCAAATGCACTAAAATCAATCCCATCTATCTATTTTATATAATATAGTTCCAGTATCAGTTATTACTTTAAATATCTCATTCCATTCATTACCGCTTTGAAGCTTTATACCACAAGCAGATGAACTACTATATCCGCTAACCTTTTCTTCTTTTGAATAAGCTTCAATAGTTGCTCTGATTTCAAATAATTCTGATTTTAAGATTTCTGGAAATAATGCATTACCTACGCCACCATTCACATAGTGAATATCCTTTGCACCTTTCAGTATAAAATGCACCGCCTTACCATGATGTCTGAAATCTCCATACCACATTGAAGGTTGATAACATATGCCTGTTACTATACAATACCCCTCAGTCAAATTCCACTCCTCATAATTCGAACCACTTGTATAGACATATTGAGAAAAGGGATTTCTTTGACAATCTGTATCCCACTGAATAATAGGAGGTGCATCATCAAATTCTGCAGTTAAAATAGCAGAATAATTCTTTTTCCCAGAATTTACTAAGTATTGAATATCTTTTGCTAAAGGTAAAACTGTTCTAAAGAATTTTTCCCAAGTGATAGATATTGGCGGAATCTCTATATCTTTACTGACTTTATTTTTGGTTAATAGGTGAGAGAATACACCTCTCTTAGTTTCTTTTATATCTTGATTTTCAACTGGTTCCCATAATAAATTTAATTCATCAAGTTTTGCAAATCTTCGATGCAGGGACTTTTCAATGCCTAATTTTTCTATGATTTTTTCCGCTTGCAGTATATTTCCTACTGTCGGTTTTGCCTGCGGTCTCTGGTATTGCAAGGGATTCATTTTTTCTGCGAATCTTTTACTAACACTTTCAAACGATAAACCATCCACGATATCATCTAACAGCGTTCCAATCATGCTACTGTTTATATGGCAAAACCCTGGTGGTGCCATAGCAACAGATTGCCAAATAACATTATTCTTTTTTCTGTTATCACTAACACAGGAAATTTTACTATGTAAGTCTCTAAACCACTCAGCGACCCCTAAGCATTTTTCAGAACGATACAATGAATCTGTTTTTAATAAAGTTATAGCCTGATTTACTGCTTCAATCGGATACTTATTAATTGCGCTAATTAATATCTTATAATCTTCTGACTTCTCAGCTCTTAGCTGATGAGACGTTCTAAGTTTTGAATCAGACACCATTGAACACGGTAATTCAACTGACATATGATGCCAGATTCCAGTTATGGGTAGTCCTAATATTGAAAAATTAGAAAAAAATACTCCGGTAACCTTTGAATGAACAATTTTTTCTATTATAACCTTTACTGCAGGTGCGAAAAACTGAGGAACATCACCCCAAATAGCTGGTTCGATTTCTCCATTTTCTTTTATTGTTACCAACCCTCCAAAACGATCTACGAAATGCTTACAGGCTCCGCATTTGTAGTGTTGCCTTGCTTCTTCTGTAAGATTATCTAAAAACTTATCATATAGACCGTCAGCATCGGTCGTAAATAGTCTAGCATTCTCTTTATTGGTAATAGAAGTAAACTGTTTAATTAAAGCGTTCAAAAATTCCGGATATTCATCATTGGGTCTTTTTATATCTTTATCCGTGTAACAATCTGTTAACTCACTCATCTTAATCTCCTCTCAATACCTACTATTAATTTAATCGTCAGATTTAAAACTTAATTTAGTAAAACATATATTAATTTGTGATTCTTAGAGAGTACACACATCAGAATTACCTCCAATCTTGTTAGATCCGTCCATTTCAGGCAAACCTAAGCTGATCCTGACTATCATCAATCCTCATGTTCGGCATTCGCTCTCCCACCTTAAGATATGGACACGCCGTATAGCAAAGCTTCTCTGCCATCAAAGGAACAACGCTGTTTCCAATTTTCTCTACCTGCATTGTTTTCGGGTAAGGTCTTCCATTCGGCATTTTAAAATCAATGATATAATCCTTTGGAAAGCCCTGTCCCAGTTTAAGTTCTTCAGGCTTCAGCATCCGGAACCAGATATCAACGATCTGATATGTAACTCCATCTATTACTACAAGGACAAGCCCGAACCGGTCTTTTGTGACAATCGTATGGATTGGCTCGTTTAAACTCTGTCCGATGTCTCCGCTGTAATATTTAATCAAGAAAGCTGATACCAATGCAAAAGGCCCTGGAGAAGTGGTTATCGTATGCATGGGTTCATTGATTGTCTGACCCGTTCCTGTCTTATAAAATTTTGACAGGAAACAGGTTACAAGAGCATAACGGTTCGCAGTATCAATTGTCTGTATTGGTTCCTTTAAACTCTGGCCCCGGACTCCTCCCTTTACTGTTTCAGAATGGTATTGTATCAAAAACGGGGCTGCCACCTTGTCTGGAAGAATGAAGCGGTTGGGATCGTCAAGAACAAACTTTTTAATCCCTGCAGCTATACGGTTCAATGTCTTATCCTTAAGTGGAATTTTTCTTGTGAATATAGAGCTTCCTAAATCGGTAAAATCAATATCCTGGCTGAACGGCTCCCAAGGCTTCAATTCATTTACACCACCTTTTGAATGTGTCTGCTCCGGCCATACAATAGGCCTTCCATCACATCGAAATTGACCATACCAGCGTTCCCTGGTAGTATGAGCCCCATAATCGGCAGCAATTAAAACTCGGCATTCAAATTCATAACCAAAATCTTTCATAAGCCGGATAAATTTATTATAATACTCACCCTCACGAGCCTTTATTGGATTACCATTCTTATCTAACGGCCCCCATTTCTGGATCTCCTTAACATTCTCCATCATAATAACTTCTGGAACTTTACCTGTTGCTTTCAGAATTAGTTTACATTGCCTCCAAACTCCCATAGGAAGAATCCTCAATCCACGTTTGATCGGTGCTTTCCCTTTTGCGTTTGAATGGGAGGTGCAATCAGGACTTGCCCAGACAAAACTGACTTTCTGCCCCCAAGAAAGGTATTTATCTATTTTTATTTTCATAATATCTTCTGTAAAGTGGTGCGTGTACGGGTGATTATATTTGTGCATTGCTATAGCTGAAGAACTATGATTAATAGCATAATCAAAACACCTGCCCCATGCCATTTCTCCACCTACACTAACGCCCCCGCCCCCGCAAAAATCGTCTATTATTACATCTTTCATATTCAAAGAAGCCCGGTATACCCTTACCCCTGCAGGAGGCTGGCTCCTTTCATTATATTTACTTTCCTGTTCTCCAAATCCGTTCCAGTTCTTCCAGAGTTACATGGATCAGGAGATTACTTACAAAACTACAATTGCCATATTCTTTGGACATGGCCCCGATCATGTCTACAAGGCCATTCCAATATTCATCTGTATCATTCGGTTCGCTGTACTGCTTAAACAGTTTCCATGCTCCAGTAAGACACTCCTCATACTGCTTGTCCTGAAGAGGAGTACCGCCAAATTGAATCCGTTTTATCTCCGGCCAAACTACCAGACAGAACAACCTGCCCATCATGGGATTATCGTGCTTCTTTATCATCTGTGCTACATGCTCCGCCTTTACCATCTGGCGATTCTTCATAAGTTTCCATGCGTCCGTATAAGCGGACCAGTATTTTCTAAGTTCATCTTCACTCATACTAAGCCACCTTTATGAACCCATAATACAAATCAAAAATGCCCATAAGCAATTTGGATTTCTTGTATAATACAATCCCACTGATACAGCAGCTGCTACGCTTGCCCATTTAACCCAACTATACAAATTTATTTCTCCTTTCAAAGGTCGCTTTTTAACCTTGTCAACTTCGCTAAATATTCGTTTACCTGATTAATTTCTTGGTTTTGGGTACAAAAAAACCAACTACCGAATATTGATAGTTGGTGACATATTAAAATTTAAATACTTTTTGGGGAATCAATTCATATCTAGTTGTACTCATTTCCATTCTGTCTAAGTCCACTTTTTCTTTTTTACAATACTGACTAATGGCTTCTTCTAAATTATTATTAATTTTACAACCCAGATAGATTTTTGTTGGCTTACATGACTCTAATAGTATGCCTTTTTGGGGGACTTCTGTTACTTTTCTATATGATAACATTCTCCATTCTCTTTCATGAACCCAATCTTCTGATTTATTTAATGCACTTTTAAAAACTAGTTTATCAAAAGACAAATTACAATTAAAAGGTAAAATTTCATTATTATAATTAATCGGAAATACATTTTTTAGTGATTTTTTTTCATACTCTACGCAAAAGCCTTGATGATTATTAGCGTAATATGCCCACATACATAGAGATTTGTTTTTTTCACTAAAACATGAAACAAAGCAATATTTCGCAATACTTCTTGATGTTGTTTTCATGCATTCTTGTAAATAATTTCTATCTTCTTCTCCATAAATATCTGTATTAAGTAAAAGGCTACAATCATATGGATCATTAAAATAGCATGCTGCTGATGCCCAAACTTTATTATCATATAAGTTATCAATGTCATATATATGCCCATCTTCACTCTTCCCATTTCTATATTGATATAACTTCTTTGTGGGTTTTCGTATAGTATTTTCCATTCCACACTCTTCTAATAGTCTTTTGCACTGTTCTTCTGTATATACCATATCAAAATCACCTTTCATCTTTCTTGAACATTTTAACATACCAACTATCAATATTCAATTATCAAAGGACAATATATCTTTCAAATCTCAGTTTTTTAGTTTGCACATTCAAAAAACGTTGGTTATCATTCCTCATCAAAATCCTATTCATACTGATAATCTTCAATAAATTGATAATATTTAACCTTGCTACTTTTTAATAACATGATAAAATAAAACCAAATAACTAAAGGAGAAATGTGTATATGTCAAGTTTTAACTGTCCATTTTGCTCAACAGTATTTGCAATAACAAGAGAAACCCATCAATCTCGCCATCCTTCATTTAATGAAGATGATTGTCTTACTCAGTATCCAGACTATGAGGAATCTGCATTAAGAATCGATTTTTATAAATGTCCCCAATGCAACAAGCACATAATTCACTGCGAAGGCAGAGGAGACGAAACTAAACACATATCTGTTAACATACTTCCAAGATCATTAGCAAAACAGTTTCCAGAATACATACCAATAAAAATTCGTAACGATTATGAAGAAGCGTATGCAATTGTAAATCTAAGTCCTAAAGCTTCTGCAACATTGTCTCGTCGTTGTCTACAAGGGATGATTCATGACTATTGGGATATAAAATTAAAGAACTTAAATCATGAAATCACCGCACTTAAAGATAAAGTCGATCCTGACCTATGGAGCGCCATTGATTCTTTACGTGAGCTAGGAAATATTGGTGCTCATATGGAAAAAAACACTGATGTAATCGTCGATATTGATTCAGGCGAGGCCACTACACTAATTAATCTTGTTGAACTACTAATGAATGAATGGTATATAAATCGGGAAAATCGCAATCAACTTATAGGAAAAGTCATCTCAACCAATGCTGTAAAACAAGATCAGCGAAATAAAAGTGATTAGCAGACTTTTCTTATGCGCTTTCAAGTTTGCAATTGAATTCTAACTTCCTGGCCGGGTTATTAATCCCGGCCAATCTCAGTTTAACTGATTTGCAACAATAAAAAACTACCAGCTTAATACTGATAGTTAGTAATTCATTGCAAATTATCTATATAAAATTGAATTTTTTAATATCCCCAATCTTTTAGTTCCCATGTACTACTTTTATCCCGAACAAGAATCCATTGCCAGTTTGAATATGTATCATTAGGATTAAGGCTACCATCTCCACCAGAAGAATCAACATCAAAACTTGAAAATAAAATGATACACTCATCTGCGTTATATTGTTTTGCCCAGTCTTCTGATACGGGAACGGAAACACTTTCTTCATACCACAAATTCGTTAATGTACAACCTTTAAAGTTTTTCTTAAAATAATTTACAACAATATCCATTGCACCATTTATATCTTGTTGACTATAAACTTCTGATGTTGTAACTGTTCTCTTAACACTGCTAACATCCCCGTCATTATTCCAGAAAAATAGTCTTGCGATGATAACAATAATAAATATCATAGCGACAATAAGTATAATTCTTTTTTTCACTAGCTACACCTCTTACAAATTCTGATTTATAAATTTATGATACACCAACCACTACTAACTATCAATATTAAGTTCTCAATGTACGTTAATTCATTAAATACTAATTTACTGGCTTAAATCAACGCCATAACAATTATCATAATTCTCTAATTCCCAAGGATCTAAGGGCCTACTGTGCAGGCCATCACGAATCAAGAAGAGAATGTCCATAGAATCCTTATACTGGCTGTCACTCCCTTTGTTGATTTCATTTTGTGCAAGCTGCTTTATAATAGCACTCGCTTTTTTGTTTGCATCTGATAGTTTAATCATTCGCACCTCCCAAACCGATCCATTAAATGGTTCTTCCAGCTGGCTTCCTTTTTCTCCCGTTCCGGCCCCTGCGCTGTCGTACTGATTTTCTTTCCACAATTCGGGCAAAACTTCAAATTGTACTCTTCCAGAAGCTCCGAATTAAATTCATATCCGCAATCCGGGCATTTTCCAAATGCACTGTCAATTACTAGCTGGGAGGAAATCTGTTTTTCTAATGCGCTGATAGCCATTTCAAGGGCTATTTTTTCACTAAATGCGAATCCCGGCCTCGTTATGGACAAGCCGAATCTCATATTTGCAAGGGTCCTTTCCGCTAAATATTCTGTCATACCTATAACTCCTCTGGCTTCTCGCACCGCTCAAATTTAATTACCCACACCCACGGATTACTTTCCCAACCGTAACGGTCGATATCATCTTTATTTACTGTGCCATTCCATAAAGCATCAAACGCTCCTGAAGGTGTGACATAGCAACAATTCATGTCTGCATCAGCTTTCCATGTAAAACCGTCCGGAGATTCACAATAATGTATTCCTTCTTGTTTTGCAGCTTCATGGGACATTCTGTGTAGTCGTTCCACCCTCACGTCCGTGACCTCTAACCAAATACGGGCAGCTTCCTTTGGCATGTGGATTGATGGGAGCCATTTTCCTATATCGCTTGCAAAATCAGCGTCACAACTCGCCTTATATACATATTCTTTTTCACTGTAGGGATTTATACTTTGCCATGTTTCCCTGACATAAAGGACATCTCCTGGGTGATATGGTGGTCGCCAATGATGTGCTGTGTTTGACCCCTCCTGAGAATATTTAGGGTCATGTCCACACGTTCTACATCTAAGCCAGCCTTTTTCTGCTGAAAGAAAGAAATCTGCATTATGCTGTTTAAGTGTAAGATTCGGACCATAACAGACCGGCTGTGGCTTAACCGCTCGCCTTGTCACCGTCTTCCTTCCGTCAAGTATTGCCCTGACCATATCTGTATTAAATAAAATTGACTTTACGCTCATAATTTATTCACTCCTTAAACGGTTCTGCAACTTCACGCCATGCCAGTACTTCGTAGTACGGAATCTCCTGAAACCATTGACTCTTCCATTTGCTAGATACATAAACCATTCTGATATTTAAGACAACACCAGGAGCAACCATATTGAATCCAGGCAAAGTCCTTACCGTTACTTCATACTCCCCGTCATATTTAGGCGCCCCCTCCTTAATCGGTTTCCATTTTAAGGATTCAAGCACATCATCAAGGAGCCAGACTGCTCTAATCAATTCATCTTTGGTCATTGCCGCACGTTCTTCCCGAGTTGGCTTTGTAATGCTTAATGTCATAATTACCACCTTACTTTCTAAAATGGAATTTCTCCCTGCTCCACATTGTAAAATCCATCATCAGATTTGTTCCAGCCATAGATTTTGTTTTCAGCAGGGAAATTTTTTAACCGCTTGGTTTCTGTTTCGTAGTGCAGGGGAACAAAATAATCCATAGTGCCGCCGTCACGATCCTTTGCTATTTCAATTACATTGGTGGATTCAAATAAGGGGTTATTATCATTCCATCCAAACATCTGCTTACCAAGTCTTTTAAAGTCATTATTGACTCTGTGTACTATCAAGGCATTGTCAACGGCATTGCCCAGATCCGCAGTACCGGAAATATCGTCCAACCGGAGGAATCCCATTGCCTTTCTCGGGTGTGCTACAAATAGCACATGGACATTGTGTTTCTTAGCAATCCGCTGCATATCCAGAATAAATGCTGTCTGCGCTTCAAATTTGTTATCTGATAGGCAAAGTATATTGAAAGCCATCAGGTTATCCAGAATCAACAAATCCAGCTTCTTTTCCTCAATAGCCTTTTCAAACTGTTCTGCTACCGCACGGTAATCATTACCGTAATCGTTGTTGTACAGGAAAAAATGTTGCCCTAACCATTCTGCAATTTGCTCTTTATATTTTCGTGTGACATTGTAATATCCCTCGAACTGCGTAGGTTCTGTATATCCTCTACCTGCTGCCTGCAGATCCATCCATCTCATAAAATTCTTTGGAGCCAACTCCCCGGAGAATATGCCCACATTATTTCCAGACTCTACTGCATCCAAGGTAATCTCTGAAATGACACTTGACTTTCCTGAAGCTCTTAAGCCAGACATAACAGTTACATATCCTTTTTTTAACCCCCTCAGTTTCTTGTCTATATCAGCAATTCCACTTTTTACAAAACGCTCCTCTGGCACCTGGAGATCCAGTATATTTCTCGCCGTGAAGAAAACCGGATTACCTTGGACAGGAACTATACTTTGTATTGGTCTCTGTTGTACCGGTTGTTGGGAATAAATCTTTCTCTCGTACTCCTGCTGCCGCTTTTCATAAGCATCTGGCTCAAATAGTTTTCTTACGTCTTGCCATGTTTTATCGGAACAAGAATTATGGAAACAGTGAAATCCAATAGCTCCAGACCGGTCCTGAAATATACAAGCATCTTTACCCTTATGGTTGCTGTCAAACGGACATTCGTCCAGAATGAACTTAGTACCATCACTGTAACTACCTCTTCGGTACCGAATATTGTATCGTTGCAACCATTCTTCTAAATCAAAATCCTTGGGATTATAATTGTTATACTTCTGCGGCTTTTCCTGCTTATCAGGGATCATTGCCGTTAGCTTTTCCAGATAAATCTTATCTGTTGGCACTGTATTGCCCTCAGTAAGCAGATGACTAAGCCTGTGAGGATTCTCCTCCGTATTGCTGCCCTTTCTAGCCATGGTCCCATACAGCTTGCAAATACGGGAAGGATTAAAGTTTGTGGTATCAATTTTAAGCACGTCATCACTGAAAAACATATCCAGGGCTGCTAAAGACTTTTTGATTAGTGCTTTGTTATCCTCGTTATTGGCGATCTGAATCCGATATAGCAGATGAATCCCGTTACCACTCAAAGCCGTTAACGGATCATTAAATCCAAGGTTCTTCATAAATACATAAATCTGATTGCCACATTCCTTGGCTTTATTCAACTGTTCATCAGAACTGGAAACGCCAGCTGGCCGCTGAGGATCCACATCTACGAAAAGCCATTCATAACCTACGATATCGTTATCATTAGTTGTGTTTTTTGCGTTCAGAACAAATTTTTCTCGCTGCTCCCGGGAATAACATTCATCTTTCACACAACCAAGTGTTATGTAAATATTACTGTCTGAAGTATTCAGCCTGCAGAGTTGATCAATTAGGCTTTCAGGTGATTTAAAATAACCACTATATACCCTGCGTCCATTAGCTTCCAAACAACGAACCTCAAACAATTCTCCGTCTGGCTTTAAGAAATTAATTGTTTTAAGGATTTCCGCAGGTTCAAATAACTTTTGTCCTGCTACTGCCATTTCTTGCCACCGCCTTCTGGGTTATCCGATTTAACAATTTCTGAATTATCATCATTAAGATAATTACCGTCAAGCACTTTGGGAAAGTTGTTTGGTCTTACAAACCAGTCAAATGTTATTGTCCAGCCTCCTTTACTTTTCCCGAGTAGGAATGGACTATACCGAACATTTTCAATGGCCATTAGAACACTATCAATTCCGTAATCCCTGATTCGAACTTTTAACCATTCATATCGTTGAGAACCTGAAACGAGTTTTGTAATACGGCTTAATCCAGGTAAAGAGTTCCAAGCATCAATAATACGTTGCACGTCAGTGCTACGAACAGTATCGTTAGATACTGTATTACTACTCTTTTCTTCTCTACTCTTCTCTACTCTATTCTTCTCTATGCTCCCAACTGGTACACCTTGGTTGTTGATTGGTAACAAGTTGGTATCTTCTTGGTTGTCATTGGGTATACCTGATTCCTCTTTTAAAGAATAAGTACCATTTTCCTTAACATCAAGCATTGCCAATTCTTCACTGTATAAAGTTTCTGTATAACGATCTTTTCGCAAATAATTGTTAATTCTCCAATGCTTAATTACACAAATTCCATCAGGGAAACTAATTATAAAACGCTTCATTAGAAGCAAATCATAATCATTTTGTGTAGCACTTATATTTCTCATAATCTTTTTTGCATTGTTTAAGAATCCATCATCATCTGCTCTCATTGATAAATGAAAATATAAAGCTTGAGTTGATAAGGGCATTTCTAAAAACGCATCACTATCAATAATTTTCATAGAAAACATTCTTTTCTCAGCCATTTTAGCACCCCAATTTCGCCATTTTTTTCGCTCTCTTTCTTGCCCGGTAATCTCTCTGTTTTTGCCTGTAATATTCTGGATCCTCAGCCCATCTTTCACGTTTTTTATCACGATCCCGGGCATTTATAAGTTCCTTATTCTGCTGGTAATATTCATGCCGCTTAGCCAATATTTCTTCTTTGTTGGCTTGATAATAAGCAGTTCTTCTTGCCTTATAAGTATCATCATTTTCTATGTAATGCCTATGTTTATTAGCCTTATTCCGTTCTGGGTTAATCCTTACCCACCTGGCTCTACGATCGTCAGGAAGAGGGTCAGAATTTATATCATTCTCAATCTGATCTGACAAGCGCATTTCGTCAGCTGTAATAAGTTTCTTACATTCACGATAAGGACAATTCAATTGACACTGTATTGTTGGAATAACAGGACAATCCATATCAAAACACCACCTTTTAAACCCATGTTTTTAATATCTCGTATGCTTTTTTCAAAGCGGCCAAATCAAAATATCCAAAATGACACTGACGTATTGGTATTCCCATTTGGAACGCCAAGATTGAATAGAGTTTACTTCGTTTTTCTCTCTTGTTTTTCCATAAGGGGTCAAATAGTCCATGACACTTCATTTTCCACTCCCTCATTTCCTTGTTCGCAAGAATCCCAAGGGCCTCTTTTGGCCGTGGCTCATGCGTTCCAACATAAGCGTTACAATCTGTACAGTGATAACAGTATCCACTTCCATACTGCTTGCCATATATTTTAGCGTTCGATATGTAAACTACTTTACCACCACACAAATTGCATTTTGTTGGATATAAATCAATCATCATTTATCCTCCAAAATTCCCAATATAACGCTGACCAAAGCCGTGACTTCGGCCAGCTAATAAACACTTACAGGTTTACTCCAAGCAACTCCAAAATCTTAGCCCCAGATTCATCTGGCTTGCAGAAAAGAAACTTGCAGCCATATTTTAGTTCCATAGTCAGGCAGGCCTTTGCTAGCCATTCTCCGGTAGCTGCATATGGATGTTTCTGGACTTTTTTATACCGGGGCTTCCCGTTCCTCCAGAATCCAATCATCTGATTACTATTTATCAAAATATCAAGCCTAGGATTATGCCAACGGAACAAATCAGCCGTGCAGTTTACCCTGTCCTCGTTTTCAACCAATATGTTAAGCCGTATTCCGCTATTCTGCGCCCGTTTCAGTCCTCGGTGGAAGAATCCGTGTCTCTTGACATAAAGAGCCTGAAAAGAACTTATTGCGCTCTCGGAAACAGAATGTTTATAGCAAATGTCGTTAATTTCCTTTTCAGCAAACCGATCAGTATCATCGTCACAAATCGCATGAAAGATATCATCTGAAAAATTAGTGCGAATCTGTTCTTTTTCAAAGATTTCATTTACCTTTTCTTTGACTTCTTTTTTTGGCATTTGCTTAACCTGGACATCTCCTATAAGTTCAGCTATGTCCTTTTTAGTATCAACACAGATACTCTGATTTGCCGGGAGAGTATAATCTCCGCAATACAAGGCCGTGCGATTCCAATGAATGCCTACTGACCGGAAGTATTCATGTTTTACCTCATGTTTCTTTTCCTGTTGTCTGGTATCCTCCAGGATTATCAAACCGAACCACCTCCTCGGGGATAATAAACACGCTCACCTTCAAGCCATTTCTCTTCTTCCTTTTGGTCCTTAATCATACTGCGTAATTTATCAAAGAACGGTTTATTGGCCTTGTCCGTATAGAACTTTGCAGTTCGCTCGTATTCAAGGGATCTGTCTTTTGCTTTTCTCCGTCTATTTCTGCTGATATTAAACTGAGTGGCTATTTTGCTCCGCTCTTTGGCGTTATTTGCAAACTCAATAGCATGTACAAAATCCTGATGTTTTTTATCCTCTGCAAACATATCTGTACAAGCGGTTTGATACTCTTTCTGACAGTTAGCCATATAATCAAGGAAGTCCTTTATAACTTCGGATGGTTTCGGTTTATTTCTCTTTTTCACATGCGACACCTCCCGTTAGTTAAAAGGCAAGCCTTCATCTTCAACTCCATCTGGGATATTAACAAAATCATTACCAATGGTACCAGAAGTTCCCTGTGTATTTGTAGGTTGGTTTCCTCCACTGGAAGAATTATTCTTACTATCAGCAAATTCTTGATCGTCAACTATGACATCAGTTGTATAAACTTTTACACCATCCTTATTTGTATAACTACCTGTCTGGATATGACCAGAAATTAACACCCTCATACCCTGGCGAAAATACTTCTCTGTAAACTCTCCACCTTTATCAAAAGCTATGCAATTGATAAAATCTGCTGTCTGTTCATTATTATCTTGTCCCTTGCGTTTTCTACGTTCTACCGCAAGAGTATATTTTGCAATTGCCATTGATCTCTCACCCTGAGAGTATCTCACTTCTGGATCGCGGGTTAATCTTCCACATAAAATCACTCGATTCATACTTATGTCCTTCTTTCTCCGCAGGTCCATTACTGAACCTGCGGCATTGATGTTATGAAATCACTGTAAACTGCGGTAATTCTTCTAGGGCAAACCCAAGATACTTTTGGATGTTTCTCATTGCTTCATTCTTCCATGCTCCGCCATCAGCTTCGAAGACAGCGCACTCTACACCATTATTTTGGCGCATGCGGAATACAAAAGCACTTTCTGGTTGTTCTACCTCAATAAAGGTTCGGAACGGGCGTAGGTGAACCGGGTTTGGAACAATTGCTTCTCCAACGGAAGTAATTCCTGTTTTAATGGTGGCTTTCTGCGTCACTCCATCATCACCGTACTGTGCAATAGACTCATCTTTCACGGTACCGGCAAATTTTAAAAGCAACTCACGATCTTTGTTGTCAATAAACTTTGACTGTAAAGCAATGATAAAACTTTCATGGTCGATGTATCTGCCATAGCTGAATTCAGGAATCATAGCTTTCACACTTACTAGAAATTCACGCTTGCGATCTGCATCAAGACAGGAAATTAATTTAACTTCTGTAGGAGAAACCACCTGCACTAACATCTGTTCTGACATTTCACCAGTAAATGCTTTGGCATAATCAACCAGACTTGACAGCGTGTTCATTTCAATTGCTGCAGCACGAAGTTCATTATCAACACGATAAATATCTTTGTCGGCATATGTATCTCCATTGATAGTAAGGAGTGTTGCTTCTTTTAAACCAACTACATACTGTAAAGCATCTCTTGTCATATCCATAAGTCAAATCCTCCTTAAGCCTGTTTGGCTGTTCTCAAATCTACTACTTTGCTATCTGATTCTTCCTTGATTTCCCCTGTTTCAGGATCAACAGTCTTACCATCAACCTTTAAATCTCCCTGCGGTGTCTGATAATCTTCCATAGACATCTGGCCACGAAGCTGTCCGCCATACTCCTGAGCAAAAACTTTTCCAGTCTTTAGATCCTTGCCAATAGCCATTCTGGTGACAATTGGCTTAACAGGAGCCAGTTTTGTTTCAACAGAAATGTTTACTTGAGTATCATCTCTGTCCTCATTTTGCTCAAATGTCAGCTTAATAGTAACAGCTCTTTTGTTTTTATAGGGAGTATTGGGATCCTGCATGTTTTGTAACACTTTTTCTTGTGCGGCTGTATACAGTTCCTGTAATCCTCCATCTGCCAGTTCTTCCAAATTTACCTTTGCCACGATATTTCCCTCCATAGGCACTAATTAACAGTTACATATATTTCAACCCGGGTTAAAAGCATCTTATAGTTTAAAGACATTCCGGTCATATTTATCTGTAGTTTTTCAACCTTAATTTCATCTTTTTTAATATGCTTTTTTCCAATCGGCTGATATACGATTGAGAAATTCCAAGCCGTTCAGCCACTTGTTTTTGAGTGTGCACTTTTTCACCAAGACCATAAAGCAAGCAAATGATCTTACATTCTCTATACGGAAGAGAACATATTACATCATAAAGTTTTTCCTTCTGCTCAACCTGTTCAAGGTTATCAAATGATTCATCTTCATACTCCAACACATCTGCTATCGTTAGTGTAATTCCATCTGAATCACAATTTATTATGGTTTCGAATGATATATTGGAAGAATGCTTTTTCATTTTTCGTACATACATTAAAATTTCATTACGAATTACCATTGATGCGTAAGTTGCAAACTGGATTTCTTTGTCTAAATCAAAAGTATCCACTGCTTTAATCAGACCAATCATGGCAACTGATTCATAATCCTCTTCATAGCTAAACTTCTGCGCTACTGAAATAGCCAGCCTTATATTATTTTTGATTAAGGACTCTCTTCTGTCCTGAGGTTCCATGGAACGAAGTGTTTCAATATCATTTTGATCTTTATTAAACATGGGAATGCTTTTCTCACTGCAAATCGTAGTAATCAACTCCTTTTCTAAAAGAGTGCATCTACTCCTTTTCCAAATCGTAATAAACCAATTCTTCATTATCAGGTAGTGGGCATTCATTATCTTTCCATACCAAAGATTTAATGCTCGACCAGTGCTTTACACCTGTATCATGCAAACCGATAATGCTTAGCACCTCCTCGGTATAGCACCGACTGTCAATCAGCAAGCGATCTGAACGGTCATGCGCCTGATTATTAAGATTATCCAGAAGAAATTTATTCAATTTCCGGACATCACTCAAATCTTTCTGTGATGGCTTATGATGTAAGGTATATGTAATTCCATTCACCGCTTGTAATACTGCCCTATCTGCCCATCTGGCAGTCTTAAGGCAGGAAGTGTATAGCCAAAGCTTTCCCTTATAACCACTCTCCCTGAGCCGGTGAATCATTTCTACCACTCTCGGGGCAATTTCCATGGGTTCGCCGCCAGTAATAACAAGCTCTTTATATTTTAATAAATCCTCAAATTTAACTTCCGGTACATTGCCTATATGCTCATTACAGCAATTCGGGCAGTCCCGGGGACAATCGTATGTAACAATTACTCTCGCTACTTTTTTCATGAAACTCCTTTCATCAAAACGGATCTTTATTTATCTCAACAGCAAGCCCCGGTACCGCACAAGCCACGTTAACGTTTCTACCCGTCACTTTCTGCATTTCACTGATAAAATACTTGCCAGAACTCGAACCGGCTCCCAGATGACACATTATGACGTTTCTGAGGTTAGGTGACTGGTTTGATTTAATGGCTCCGATACAAGTTTCTAGGGAAGCATGTCCCAGAAGCTTATGCTCATAGTTTGGAATATCCTTATCAATGAACTGCTCCTGGTAATTTGCTTCAATAAGAAAATGCTGAATCTGCTGTTTTTTTAAATTGTATGGAATGTACTCATAATCTGTGGCAAACAGCAATCTTCCCATTTCCTTATGTTCAATGAGATATCCAAAGTTTGGTGTTCCATTATGCGGAGCGTAGAAAGGAATAACTTTGAATCCTCCTATTTGAACCGATTTAAACTCTGGGACGCTGTAAAGCTGTGCTCCAGGGATTTCTCCCACGGCTTGTTTTGTTTCTTCATTGGTAAATACCGGGATTCCGGCTTTTAGAAAATCTTTAGTATATTTAGAATGGTCTAAATGCCCATGTGTGAGCAAACAGCCTTTTATCTTTAGGATTTGCCAGTCAATGGCCTTTTTTACTTCAATGAAAGGTTTTCCGCATTCAAACAGGAGAATTTCATCTTTGCCCTGTAATGCATAGGCGTTCCCTTTTGAACCAGAGGCGATACATTTCAAGAACACTTAATCACCCCTTTGATTTTATGTAGTCTTTTATTGTACACATTTCTTCCCATATTTCCATTAGCTTCATGGTGCTTAATTTCAAGTAATCTTTCTTGCCTTTCCGCTTCAACCTGATACTTTCCAAATCTATATAACAGGTTGATATCCCTAATTGTAAGAGCAGGTACGGAATATTGCTGTCATAAAAGAGCCACCCTTTTACAGATTGATATGGCCTAAAATTATCGAACCCTTTTGTTCTAGCAAAACCATCTGCTTGCTCTTCTGATAAGTCATGTAGAAATGCTCCCGATTTAGTAATAAGGGCTATCATGACACTCCCACCTCACTATCCTGCGGCATTTGAAAGACGGTATTCTGCATGAATATGTATGGTCTTTGCACCTGTGCCGCATTGTCATACACGTGGTCATAATATAAGCTGCTTTCATAGACTTGCTGCATCATGCCCATCACTTTCTTAGCCTTTTCCAGGGAAGAATACTCTGCCATCAATGAACCTTTTCCGGTATCTCCAGCCATACACATTCTGATATGATTATCTGTTGCATGTAATGCGGTCATTTCGTAAGGAACATCAATTAGGCCATTCTGCGAAACAATCCTCATACCTATCACTTTATCCTTTCTAACTGGCGATTCAATTTTGCAGTAATATACGGCTGAATATTCTCTGCTCCTATCAAATGAGTGATCTGATCAACCATTATTTTCACATCTGCCAGTTCCTCATACAGATGAGTTTTACAGGTAGGATCAAACGGGTATCTGGTCAGCTTCAAAGCTGCCTGTCCCAGTTCACAACATTCCTCTGCCAGAATAGGAAGCTGTTTATCCAAGCCATAGTTATTGGCAATATACTCAATCTTTTCCTTATCTGTCATAGAGGCTCCTTATGCCCAATCAGGTGATTGTGGCTGAGGTGCTGGCTCTGGCTCGGATTCTGTCTGCGGCTCTTGAACTTCCCCTTCACCTGCAGGTAATTCCTCCTGCTCAACCGGATCAGATTCATCTGGCATTGGAAATTCCTGGGCATTAGCATAACTCTGGACATCATGGGCCACATCTTCAGCTATAACATCTACCGAATCAACATCTTCTGCCTTATCAGCTGCTTCAATGGCAAACACATCACCATACTGCTGAACAATCTGCTTGCAAGCCCTGGAAGTTACTGTTTTCTTAACCATCATGTCTGTAAATTCAGCATGAGTACCGCTGTTTTCCTTGTAGCCGTAGCCTTTCTTCCATGCCGTCTTAATCTGATGAATGTTCATTACTTCCATGTATGTACTGCAATCATCGAGGATAACTATGCAATAAGCCCCCTTGATTTTTGTCAAGTCAATGTTCTCAAAATCCTGTATATGCTCGTCAAGAATCTTTCGACCATTTTCAATATGATATTTGAAAGTATCCCCTTCATAGATGACCTCGGCATTGATATCTTTCGCCCCGTATCTATGTGCCATAGCTTTATGTCCATGATAGGAAACCTGACACTGTAACTTACCGCCATAAGCTATCGGATAACACTGTCGCTTCTGCATTGACAGGCCCATTGTTACCATATCCATAAGAGAATTTGCAATGCTTGCCTGAGAGCAGGTTTCAATAACATATTTACCGTTCCTGTCCTTTGTTTCCTTTAGAATGAGATATGCTCCCATTAAAGCATTTGTCGGATTGTAATCTGCAGGAAACGTAAGTCCGTATTCCTGCTTCTGTTTTAACTGTGCATTTAAGCCATCAATAAGAGCATTATTTACAATTAATGCTGCCTGCTGATTTGCGGTTGTAGCTACTTCCTGTTTTGCCATGATTATCTATCCTCCCTATTCCTGAAACACAACGCCCATATCAGATAAGAAATCATAGATTTTATCTTCAAGGGTCTGTTTATTCTGCATAGCTGCCTGTTCTTCCTCTTCTTTCTTGTATTCAACAACAAAGCCTTTCTTCTTTAAACAAGAAGAACACACATCAATTACCAAGTTGTTATACGGTGAAAGCCCTTTAATATGGATTCCATCTGTTTTTATAGTGATTTTTGCCAAATCGCCCTGACTCTTGCTCTGCTTGCAAATATCGCAAGTAAAAATTGTTGTTTGTGCCATAATTATTTATCTCCTTTCTGACTTCTGAACATCTGCTTGAATCTTTCCAGCCAATTTACACCTGCTGCCTGTCTGGCAATATTCAATGAATTACTGCGGTAAGCTGCCGCTGTTGCTACGCTACCCAGAACCTTACGATCCTGATAAAAACTCCGGTGACTTCTCTGTTTATGCTTTAATGCTCCTGCCATCTCTATTTCTCCTTTTCCAATAAATAAGTTGCTTCCATATCCGCTTCGTGCAATGCCAGAATCAGAGGATACTTTTCCATGGCTGTTCCCAGAGTATTCCAAAGTTCTTTTGGCTCGTAAGAACCCATGTGCCAGCGAATGGAATATCTTTCAGCCGGTAACAACTTTATGTATTCCTCAATCATCATGACGCTCTTCTCACCATGTCCGTAAGGAATTAAGTCAGTCACTGTATAAAAGGGAACCTGTACCCAGGTGCCGGATTCATCTTTTTTGTTACGCATTTCCGTGGTATAGAAAAACGTCTTGCAAAGGTCATGAAGCAATGCTGAAATTGCAATGGATTCTTCCTTTACCTTTTCAAGGTGCTTGTGCCATGCGCCACTTTCTAGTTCCCATTTATTTGCCAGACAGTCATAGACATTAAGGCTATGTTCCAATAGGCCTCCCTCATATGCTCCATGGAATCTAGTACTTGCCGGAGCCATATAAAAATCACTCTTACGGATAAATTCAAGAAGATTTTCAATTCCCGGACGCTTTGTTTCCAACAACAACTTTTCAAATCTTTCAACTAATTCCTGGTTCATATTTCCTCCACTTTTTCGAATTCATAAACACTGTTCATGGTCTCAATTTGAATCCGGTTATCTCTTTTACCAATGTCTGCTACAGGACTCGTTCTCAAAGAGAATCCCCGGTAATCGGTACCATCAGCTTTAGCAATGTAATTGATGGTCATAGGAAGCCCAAAGTGTGCCTTTGGCTCTTCACAAATTCGGCCGACCCGTAACGGATATCTCCCATCAGTTCTTGGTGTGCCATCTTTATGGTAGATTCCAATAATTTTGTATCTCTCCATTTTATCAACTGATTCGCCGTATTCAGCTACGAATTCTTTTTCATCAACTAACCCAATAATAGTTTTTACCTTATCCCGGAAAGCTTCGATCTCACTTTCCGGTACATCAACTTCGGTAACAACGCCTTTTGCAGAAGAATTTATTTGAACCAGATCTTCGATAGAAACCGTTTCCTCCGAAAGATATGTATAAGCTTTACCGTTTGGGATTTCTCCCTTTAAAAACTGCACTTTGATAATTTGCATTACGCCACCTCAACTTTCAACTCTTTATTATCTGCCCGGCTCATTACAATTAGCTGACAATCACATACAGGAAGCCTCCAAGAGTCAAGGCTTTCCCCATCATCAAGTATGACTGGACACTGAATGCCCACGATCTTTTGAATAGTCAAAGCAATAATCATCATAGCTTCTATTTTTCTGCCATGGTTTGCCGTATTATCATGAATCTCGTATCCATCAATTCTAGGTACACAGTAATCTTTCTTATATCCACCATTCTTGGCAAAAGCGAATAAATCCCATGTCACCCTACCACCAAAGTAGCTGTTGATTGAATCAACCAGAAGTTCATTCTTTCTCTGATCGAGTTGATCCAGCAGGTCAAGAATTTTCTCACAGTCTGCTTTTGACTGCTCCTTCAGCAGCTGTTCATTCCTTAAAAAAGTCAATCTCTCTTCTAGTTCCACATTTTTAGCTGTTTTGGAAATCTTCTCTTTTACGGCATCCAGTTCAGCCTGAATTTCCGCTTTTCTATTCCGCAGCGTAGCCCGGTAGTCAGCTCCAGCATTCATTGCCTTTAAGGCTTCTTCCTTTTTTGTAATCTCATGACACAGGGCTTCATATTCTTGGTTATCAGATAGATCAACGTGAGCAGGAAGAGAATCCATTTCATCCTTTGCCTTGTTTTTGGAACCATTGGCTTTAACCTTCTGCTCATTAGCTAATTTGAGACGTTCCTCAATAGCAAGAGACTCTTCGTTTTCCAGTTTCTCAATTTCCGTTTTTAATGTACGTCCTTTTTCAGAAATGGTAGTCACAAGGTCTGATCTTTGCTGCTCCCATTTCTTCTTTTCACTCTCATACATTTCACGGTGCTTCTGGCTGTTTATTTCATACTGGTCCTGCTTTTGGGTCTTAACTACTTCTGGCAATTCCTGCCCACAAGTTGGGCAAACAAATACATCTGAGCCCAATTCAGGAAGCGGTGAATATTGGGAGAAAATTCTCTGCGAAGTGTTTGTATATTCCTCTAATAAACTGGCTTTATGTTCTTTTTTTCGGTCTATAGCTTCCAGTAATCTCTGCTTATCCGTTTCTGCCATAGAAGAATTATTCATGGCCTGACGAAATTGAATCTCTGCTTCATCAATTCGCTTCTGAATTTCTTTCTTTTTCTCTACCAGAGTTGCGTTTGCAGCCTGCTCGACACCAGAACGTTTAAACTGCAAGTCCATGATATCTTTGGACATAGAGTCAAGCTGCTTGGACTGTGTTAGCGAATCATCTTCCTGCTTCTCAACATCAGCAATCTGGCGTTGCAGATCGTTTTTCTGCAGTTCCAATTCAGCTGTATCAATATCTTCCACAATTTGGCGGCTTACCTCATCTATCCGACCAGGATAGCCAGCAATTTCCTTATTTAGTTTCAGTACGCTGGCCTTATTCATAGAAGAAATCTCTTCAATGTCGTACTTCTCAAGCAACGGCACCAGCTCCGCAAAATCCGGATACTTAGCCACAATGTCTTTAACGGAAATATCCTGTGGCAGTTTAAAAAGGAAATCTCTCATCTCCTTTGGTTTCTTAGCTAGGAATGATCCAATGTTCATACACATGAGCAGATCATCAAAATCAAAGTCAAAATAGGCAATAAAGTCTTTGAGATTCTTTTCTACACCATTGATGGAATATGTATTGTCATCAGAATAGCTACTGTCTTTTTTGGTAGTCCGTTTCTGTACTTTCTTTGCAATGATTTCTTTACCATCAACTTCCATAGTGATTTCACCCACCACAGGGACATCTGCTACGGGGATCTTTTCAACTTCTCGTCTTACCTTTGGGTTACTAGTCAGATCATTACCTACCCCATGAAGAACCCACATGAGTAATTCTGCAGTGGTTGATTTACCCAAACCATTTGCACCTTTAATATGGGTCATCTTGTCCCCAAACTGCACATCAAAGTTTTTGAAACCCTTGAAGTTCTCGCAGTGTGCGCTAACCAACTTTACTACATGCATCTGTACTTACCTCCCTCAAACCCTTAATAAATTTCTGGACAGCCAGGATCATATCATCTTCCAAAGTCTGATATGGATCAGAACTTTCACTGGGTTTTATAACCTCTATTATTTTTGATGGTTCATTGGTGCCCTGATCCTTTTCCTCCCACTTCAATCGATAATAAAGAAGATTTAATTGGTTGGAATTAGTCGTGCAATTAAAAGACAAATACTTTTCTACTTCTGAAAGTTTCCCTTTTGTAATCACAAGACCAAATGCATGGCGAATAGCTCTTTCCACGCGACTTCCGGATACATTATACTTCTTCCCAATTTCCTCATATAGAGCTGTGATTTTGACATCTTCAAGCCCTGAATCAAACAGCGCCATTGCGTCTGCTATGTACTTTAAACCAAGAATAGAAGCTGGCATACCCATCTTGATTAACACATCTTTGGCTCTATCTTTTATCATCTTCCGGTACCTCCAACTTTGAAACAGAAACTTCATAAGCAGTATGCTTTACTTCCGCTGTTTCGCTCAGCTTCTTAATATACTCTCGGCTCTGGATTCTTCCGGAAATTTCCAGAGGAGTTCCGACTACAAGCCCAGAAGCGTATCTTGCGTTACGCCCCCATGTGATACAAGGAATGTAATCCGACTTACCATAAGGACGATTCACTGCAAGAAGTATGTCTGCAATTTCTCTTCCAAGTGGAGTCTTCCGGTAAATGGGAGGTTTGCACAGGTAACCATTCAAATAAATAAAATTCGACTTGGTATAATCCTTAAATTCCTCAGTCAATAAAAATGCTTCTCTTACAAATACAGAAAGGACAAGTCGCTTTTTATTTTCTCCAAACTCGTTACGTGAACGAAACTGCCCTTTTACTTCCATGTTTGAACCGATGTAGTTAAGGCTGACATCAACCAAACGCTCTGAGATAAGGAGCGGAATAACATCTGCTTGCTCACTAAGTCGCTTAACAGCCAATTCTACTGTATAGAATCTTTCACCATATGCATCATGGCTAAAAGTAAAACCAGAAACAATTTCTCCGATTAATGTGACTGTATTATTGGTAATATTTGTATCCATCTTGATTTCCTCCGATTCTCTACGTATAATAGAGATGAAATGTATTTAATAGTTACTTTGATTCCCTGGGAGTTGCACCTCCTGGGGTTTCTGCGATTTCATCCCAAAAGGCCCATAGTTCCTGCCCATTCCGAAACTGTAAATTTACCATTTTAGTGCCGAGATCAAATTCTATCGCTGTAGCATCTTGTCCTGTGAAGTCCGAGTGAACATCGCTAGTGTATATAACCTTATCTCCTGATTTCATAATCCCTCACTTTCTGTCTTCATCTTCCATTCCAATAACTCTGCCATCATTGATGCATAATGGACACCAATTGCCAGACATAATCTGCTCGTCCAATTCTGAAACTGGCATTAAATTAACTCCTTTTTGTTCTGCTTCCGAAAAATTCTTCACTTATGATTCACCTCCCTTCTATTTCCTCAACCGCAGCATCTATTTCTTCTATACTCCTTCCTAGAAACTGGGCCAATTCTACGGCAAGCACTACAACATTTGCCTTACAGCCATTTTTCTCATAAGATCCGGGGAATTTCCCAGTTCGTACCTTTTCAATGAAAAACCCCCGGTCCACTCCAACGATCTTTGCTGCCGTAGCAGTTCTAACACGATTCTTTTTCAATGCTTTACACCTCCGTTATTATTGAGATTACTTATCTCCCTTTTTTATTGACACGTTTCTAAGACAATGTTATATTATAGTTATTCGAACGTGCGTTCTCATGCTATTTTATCTTCTCTTTTGAAAAGATCTTCTAAAGATAATTCTGGATCAAGCAATTCCCGAATTAGCAGAACTTCCGACCAAGAAAAATCTGTCATACCATTTAGCTTATTTCTGAGACTTTTTTCAGACATATTGGCTAAAATTGCAAACCTTCCTATTGTATAGTTTCTTTTGTCAATTTCATTTCTTAGCCGATAATACATACCATCGCCTCCTTTACCGTTAACGGTTATTTATATCGCAAGTATATATCCTTTAACGGTAAATGTCAACTGGATTTTTCAATTATTTTACCGTTAAAGGCAAATTATTATTGACATTTCATATACTAAGCGGTAAGATATTACCGTAGTAGGAGGTGAGAAAAATTGGGATTAGAAAGAATTAATGAATACAAAAAGAAATTAGGAATGACTACAGAAGAATTATCAGAGAAGTCTGGTGTTCCTATTGGTACTTTAAATAAAATTTTAAGCGGAGCTACAAAAGATCCTAAATTGGAAACCTTAAAAGCTATAGCTCGCGTATTAGGATTATCATTAGATGATTTTGATGATAGTAGTCGTAAAACTATATATGAGCCTACATACGATGACATCCAAAGTCTCATTGCCAGAAACGGTAAGAAGCTCACGCTCGAACAAAAACAGGACATAATAAGAACTCTTCTGTCCGATGATTAAGGAGAAATTTTGTTGGAGCAAACAGGAATAATTGAGAAAACATTAGATGTGTATAAAAGGTGTGATGTAAAAACTTTTCCTATTGACTGCTTTAAAATCATTACTGGTCTTGGTATATCATTATACAAATATTCTGATCTACCAGAAGCAAAGATTAAAAAATGCCTACAAATAAGTAATGATGCTTTCACTATTCAAGGGACAATTTTTTTCAATGATAAATTCCCTCATGAAGAACGCCAACGGTTCTCTTTAATGCATGAAGTTGGGCACATTGTACTCAAACATACTGGCGATTGCATAAATAATGAAAAAGAAGCAGATTATTTTGCAAGTCACATACTGGCCCCAAGATCGCTCATTTGGCATTTAGGGCGAAATACAGTTAAAGATATATATAACACATTTTTTGTATCATGTATGGCAGCAAACAAAATATTAGAAGATTTCAATACAACTGATTTTCAATATAACCAAAAATTACATATGAGTATTCGTGATTGGTTTTTTCCCAATAAGAATAATGATTTATGCGTTCAAATAGATAACTTACCTGAAGATCAAGAAAGTGATTTGTTGTTTTTTAATACTTATCGTTACATTATGGGTGACAATTTTATATTCGAACGTTCAGAGCATTACCATTTACATGGATATAATTCCTACTAAAATAGTACCCAATCATAATAGCTTATGTCTATAAAAAAAGAAAACCGCCCGGTGATATCAACACCGAACGGTTTCACATAGATTATACCGGCAGTGCCGATACATGCTATTCTTGCAAAGACATTGTATCATCCTGGCACTAAACTGTAAACCGGTATAGTGTTATTTTTATACTCTTTTTTAAGAAAGGATGGTTTTATGTCATTAATAAAATGTTCAGAATGCCAAGGACAAATCAGTACACAGGCAACTACCTGTCCCCATTGTGGGTACCCTCTTCTTCTCCCAGAGAAAGGAAAAAGAGGTAGACCAAAAAAATCAGACCAACAATCATTAATGCGTTTGCCAAATGGGTATGGCACAATAAAATCACTTACTGGAAACCGTCGTCAACCATTTGCTGCAATGGTTAATCCCAAGCTCACGCTTAATGAATATACAGGAAAAAGCTATTATACATACGACTTTCTTGGTTCCTACTCTGATAAAATAGATGCATATAAAGCTATACTCAGTTTTCAAGAGAATCCCTATGATTTGAAAAACGACTTGACTGTAAAAGAATTATACGATGCATGGCTACCCAAATATATTGAAGATAATAAATTAGATGATAATAGACGTAAAGCATACGACGCTACATTTAAGTACTGCGGACCGGTGTATAACATAAAAGTTGTGAATTTTATGCCAGCAATGATTGAGGATCACATTAAAAATGCCTATAAAATAGGCGAAAAGGGGAACGAGGCTGGTAAAAAAATTAGTGCAACCGCCATAATAAAAGGAAATATTAAAACTTTATATAATCTTCTTTTTGATTACGCAGTCTTCAGACGAATAGTTACTCAGAACTACGCCAGAACCTTTACTACAAACCTAAGCAAAGAGGCAGCTATGAAATCCCGAGCAGGCAGGCCATATACTAAAGATGAGTTAGCACTTCTTTGGAGTAATAGTGGCAACATTTTCATCGACATGACTATTGTTCAATGCTATTCTGGTTGGCGACCAGGCGAAGTCATTACTCTCTCTGTTAACAATATCGATCTTGAAAACAGAACGTATACTGGTGGTATTAAAACTGAAAATGGTATCAATAGAATAGTCCCTATTCATTCGAAGGTATTACCTATAATTCAGAAGTATTACCATGAAGCCATTAACATAGGGCGGCCTATGTTATTTGGAAGGACAGAAAAATTCCACGGTTCATATAGATACATTGAAAATTCATTCAGGAATTCTTTATTAAAGAAAGAAGCTGAACTTGGATTGTTAGGACATGTCCTCCATGACGGAAGGCATACTTTCTCAACATATGCAAAGGAATATGGAGTTGATGATTATGCTCGAAAAAAAATTATGGGACATTCCATAAAAGATCTAACAGACAGGGTCTACACTCACATGGATATAGAATGGTTTAGGACAGAAATAGAACGGATTTTTTAGTGTTGTATAGTTTGTTGTATAGTGTTGTATAGTTTGTTGCATAGTACGTTACTACCAACACATTTTTTAAATGCATTTAATTCATATTTATTCATCTATTAACAGCCAAAGTGTATATAACAGCTATAATCATTTATAAAATCCCATCATTTATACTTCACAGTTTTTTCACATGACGTACAAAATTTATTTACAAGTTCTACAAACTTTTTTCATATCTCTCCTATATACTTAAAACATAAACAAGAGCAACCCCAAAACTTGTTTTAATGAAAACTTTTTTTCATAACTCGCCGGTGAAACCCACATTTCACCGGCTCCTCCCTTTTTTAAGGGTTTTTTCTGTTTATCTTCCTCCATTTCCCATCTCCCAAAAACAATCGTATTCAAAGGATTTTTCGTATCTTAGCTGCCATAGCTAGAAATTATAAGGAAATCACCGTTGCAAAGATACACGTTCTATTATAGAATAGGAGACGTGCCCAAAGCATACGCAAATCTGGAGGATATATTACATGAAGAAAAATGCAATCGTAGGACAGTCCGGCGGTCCCACCGCTGTAATCAACGCAAGCCTTTACGGAATCATTAAAGAAGGAATGGCTCACGAAGAAATCGACCGGGTTTATGGCATGATTAACGGCATCGAAGGTTTCATGTCCGGTAACTATATGGATTTATCAAAGGACTTAACCGCAGAAGAATTGGAGCTGCTTAAATTAACTCCTGCTGCTTATTTGGGGTCATGCCGCTATAAGCTTCCGGATGATCTCTCTTCTCCATTTTACCCTGCTTTATTTGAGAAATTTCGTACTATGGAAATTGGATACTTCTTTTACATTGGCGGAAATGATTCCATGGATACAGTAAGCAAACTTTCCCGTTATGCCGCCCATCATCAGAGTGATATTCGTTTCATTGGAATTCCAAAAACAATTGATAATGATTTGGTACTCACCGACCATACTCCGGGTTATGGCAGCGCTGCCAAATATGTAGCGAATACAGTTCGGGAAATCGTATTAGATGCTTCTGTTTATCAGCAGAAATCAATTACTATCATAGAATTAATGGGTCGCCATGCAGGTTGGCTAACTGCAGCCAGTGCCTTGGCAAGAAAATTTGTAGGTGATAACCCTGTACTTATTTACCTTCCTGAATCAGATTTTGATTTTGAACAATTTGCTTCCGACGTTGAATCCGCCTTAGCAAAAAGAAATTCTGTTATTATCTGTGTATCCGAAGGCCTCTCAGATTCCCATGGCAAGTTTATTTGTGAATATGCAGATGAAGCCCGCTTAGATACGTTCGGTCACAAAATGCTAACAGGAAGCGGAAAGATGTTGGAGAACTTTGTAAGAGATCGCTTTGGCGTTAAGGTACGTTCCATAGAGTTGAATGTTAATCAAAGGTGCAGTGGCATGCTGGCATCCGCAATTGACATTGAAGAATCCGTACAAGCAGGGATTGAAGGCGTAAACGCTGCGTTAAAAGGCATTACAGGAATGATGATTGCTTTCAATCGCACCGCTCATTCGCCTTATGGTATGGAATGCGTTACAGTAGACGTAAACGAAGTATGTAACAAGGAAAAATTATTCCCTGACGAATGGATTTGTAGCAACGGAGCTGATGTTACAGAAGAATTTTTCCATTACGCACTCCCTCTCATTCAGGGCGAACCTGAGAGAAGGATGGAGGACGGTCTTCCCGTTTACCTTTACAGACATAATTAAGCTACGAATTATTAAAAGGATTGTACTCCTACTACATAATCAAATGGATGGGAGTACAATCCTTTTTGAGTTTCAACACCAATTAAAAATAAAACATTTTTTATATATTTGTAATAATTTTTTGCATTTTTTTACTGCATGTCTCATATATTTTAAATAAAGCCTATTCTATTTTAAAAAGCACCTATGGGAGCAAGTAAAATGAACGAAGAATTATTTTTAGACCGCATTCCCTGCGGCTTACTGAAGCTAAAAGCCCAGGAGCCTTTTTCAATCCTCTATTGTAACCAGACCATCAAGACCTGGTTTATTCAACATTCTTTTTTAGAAGATCTAGTCTGTGAAGCGGATTATGAGACAATTGTTTATGAAATAAAAAGCCGACTTAAAAGTACAATAAATCGATTTAATTTAGAATTTAAGGCAAGAAATGAAGAAACTAGCATCTGTCTCTCCATTGATGCTAATTATATTCATGAAGAGGATCTTTTATATTGTGCTGTCACAGATATTACAGATTTAAAGAAGTCTCAGGAGCGTTTACGGCTTAAGGAAGAACAATATCGCCTTGCAACTCAGCATTCCAGTTGTCTTGTTAGCATCTACGATATTTCTTCCAGGACCATCTCTCCTACCCCGGAATTTTCCAGGAACTTCCCCTTTCCCTATGCTCAATCTCTCTCTCCTGAATTTCTTATTGAAAACGATATTGTACATAAGGAAAGTGTTGATGATTTTCTTGAGTTTTTTCAATCTATGGAATCTGGAACCCCGGAAGGAAGATGCATTGTTCGTCTAAAAACCGGTGGAAAATTTTGCTGGTTCTCAACCCGTTATTCTCTTGTATTCACTGATAAAAAAGCTCCTATTCGTAGTATTATTTCATACCAGGACATCACGGATGAATATGAAAAAGAGCTGGCCTACCAAAGATGGATGGAGTATATGAATGAGCAAAAAAGAAACTGCATCGGTTACTATGAATACAACATTAAATTTGATTTATTCGAAGAAATCATTGGAGAATTACAAACCAAGCTGCCAGATTATGCATCCAACACTTTTTCTGAAATCATGGGTTATGTGGCTGAACATTTTATTTATGAAGAAGACAAGGAAATGTATCTGAAGTTCTTTAATAAAGACCAACTGCTTTACCATTATTATAGAGGAAACCGTTCTCTACATATGGAACACCGGCGTGTCAGGCCAGATGGCAGCATCTTCTGGGCACT